ACCTACTTTACCTCACAAACAGCATCTACAAATGCATTTTGTTGTTTAGCTCTTCCAAATGAATATGGTGTTTTAGTTGGTTCTGCAAACGGAAAAGTTCACAAGTTCGATACAGAAGGTGTTTATCTTTGGACAAACAATGTTGCTGCAAACGGAAACACAATTATAAGTTTGACTTCTGATACATCAAATAATTGGTACGCAGCATCAAATACTAACATTTATAAATTTAGATCCAATAATCAATTGATTTGGGAAAAAAGTATAACTGGTATCACAACACCAAAAATTAATTGGATCAAACATAAAGACAATTATCTATATGTAAATGGTGCAACAGTAGATGCAAACAATCAGGCAGCATTCATTACATACAAAATTGATGCAAATGGTGAATTAATTTGGGCCAAGGCACTAGAAATTGCAAATGCAAATCAAACAATTAGATTTGGCCACAGACAACTAGATGTTTCTGGTGATTATTTTGTTGGTATTGGTTATAACAAATCATCAAATAACGCAAACACAAATGCAGTTGTTTATCAATTGCCTGTAGATGGTTCTCTATCAGGTACATACCTTGGTGCAAATGGTAGTTCTTGGGGTGACTTTACATATGTTGGTATACCCGAAGCAAACACAGCAACAAGTACAACTGTTGGTACTGGCAACACAACCGTAACGATTGCAGAAAATACAGACTATACAGAAACAATGAATGTAATTGTCTATACAAGTCCTGATGGACGATATGGAAAATCTGTAACGCAGCTGAAACAAAAATGGCAATTTGATGGTAATGGTAAAATTATATTACCATCTTCTGGTGATCCAACAGGCGTAGATTTGAGTGGTAAAAATATTGTAAATACAGGAAATGTTATATTTACAAATGGCACAACACAAAGAGCTGCAGCACTACCTCTTGCAAACTTGAAAGTAATTGTTGCTGCATCATCCAGTTTTGCCGATTTTCAAAGTAGAATTGCAGCATTATAATTAATTTAAAAAACTATGAATACATTTGACAAGAACATGGAAAAATTATTTGATGTAACACCGGTAGAACAAAAAGAAAAGCCTTTGTTGCCGGTGGTTACAAAACCAGAAAATGGTCCCGATTTAAAAAATGATTTGGAAGATGCATATAACCAAACAAAAGATAATCTACAGGAATTAATTGACCAAGGCAAAGAAGCCATGGAAGAAATACTCAACATTGCAAAAGCAGGACAACATCCTAGGGCATTTGAGGTGTATGGTACACTGTTAAAAAATGTGGTAGATGCAAATAAGGAACTACTTGCAGTACAAAAACAAATGCGTACAATGGATGGTAAACCAAAAGAAGGTGATACCAAGATTGACAAAGCCATCTTTGTTGGTTCGACCGCAGAATTGAACAAATTACTTAAAGGTAAAGAATGAGTGGTGATTTAAGATTTGGTGAAGCGTATAGAGATAATCCTTTACTTAAAAAAGCTGGCGTCAAGGTAGAATACACACAAGAACAAGTTGATGAATACATCAAGTGTAAAAACGACCCAATCTATTTTGCAAAAAATTATATCAAAATTGTGAACGTTGATGATGGTTTGATTAATTTTAGTATGTGGCCGTTCCAAGAGGAAATGCTTAAATTATTTGCAAGCAATCGTTTTGTTATTACTAAATGCCCTCGCCAGGTTGGTAAAACAACCACAACTGTTGCATATATGTTGTGGGAAACTATCTTCAAAGATACACAAAACTGTGCAGTATTGGCCAACAAAGGTTCTTTGGCAAGAGATATTTTAGCTAAGTATCAACTTGCATATGAAAATCTACCTATGTGGTTGCAACAAGGTGTAGTTACCTGGAACAAAGGTAACGTAGAACTAGAGAATGGTTCTAAGATTATTGCAGCATCTACATCAAGCTCTGCAATTCGTGGAGGTGCATTTAACATTGTATTCTTGGACGAATTTGCTTTCGTTCCTACCAATATTGCGGAAGAATTCTTTAACTCTGTTTACCCTGTAATTTCGTCAGGTAAAAAGACAAAGATTATTATCGTGTCCACACCTAATGGTATGAATCTTTTCTACAAACTGTGGATGGATTCAATCAACAAGAAGAATGATTACAAACCATTTGAGATTCACTGGTCTATGGTACCAGGCCGTGACGAAATATGGAAAGAAGAAACAATTCGAAACACCTCAGAGAGACAATTCAAACAAGAGTTTGAAACCGAGTTCTTGGGTTCTTCTAACACATTGGTTTCTGGTTACAAGTTACAACAATTGGTCTATGTGGACCCAGTTGCCAACCATGATTTATTAAAAATCTATGAACATCCAGTCAAAGAAGGTGTTAATGAATCAAAATCCGACCATCTATATTGTATAACAGTGGACGTATCTGAGGGTAAAAACCTAGACAGTTCAGCGTTTTCTGTTATTGACATTTCGCAGACACCATACAAACAGGTGGCCACATATAAGAGTTCGTCAATCACACCAATATTGTTTCCTACGGTTATCTACAATACAGCCAGATACTACAACGATGCATATATTCTGGTAGAAATTAACAATAATCCACAAGTGGCAGACTCACTACACTCGGATTTTGAATATGAGAATCTGTGGAAAATATTTACAGGCAACAAGAAACCCCAACAATTGTCTGCTGGTTTTGCCCGTGGCATTCAAATGGGTCTAAAAATGTCCCCACAAGTCAAGGCAATTGGTTGTTCCAACCTAAAAACTTTGATTGAGGGTGACAAACTATTGATAAGTGACTTTGATACCTATTCGGAATTAACAACTTTTGTTCAACAAAAGAATTCTTTTTCTGCGGAAGAAGGTGCAAATGATGACATGGTAATGTCTTTAGTTATTTTTTCATGGTTAACAACTCAACAATACTTTAAAGAAATTGTCAACCACGACATTCGCAAACAAATTCAACTGGAAAATATGAACCAGATGGACGATGATGTTCTACCCGCACCTATTATTGAAGATGGGCTAGAACATGATTTTGAGATAGTGGGTGGAGACCTGTGGGAAATCGCAGACGGCGGAGAAGTCTATGCGAGCTTCTCAAAAAAGATGATGGATCGGTTGTAAATCCGGCCTTTCATAAATACACATATGGTATTTTGCCAAAAGAACATAATAATTCAAGGAGAATAAAATGGCATTTCAAATCTCTCCAGGCGTAAATGTATCTGAGATCGACCTAACTACAGTCGTTCCATCAGTACAGACTACGGCCGGTGCATTTGCTGGAGCATTTCAATTTGGTCCAGCAAATAAAATTAAATTGATTGGTGATGAAATAACACTTGCGAGCACATTCGGTAAACCAAATGCTGACACAGCATTATCGTTTTTTACTTGTTCAAATTTCTTAGCTTATGGTAACAGCTTAAGTGTTGTTAGAGCTGTTGGTGCAGCTGCAAGAAATGCATATGCATCCGGAACTGCTGTGCAAATTGCAAACGAAGATGTATATGAATTTTCATATTTGTTAGCAGGAAACTCAAATACATACGGATCTTTTGTAGCTAGATATGCAGGTACAATGGGAAATTCATTAGAAATTCAAGTTTGTGCAAAGACTTCTCTTTTTGCAGGTTGGGCTTATGCTTCTTATTTCACATCAGCTCCAGGCACATCAGAATATGCATCTTCTGTAGGTGGCACACTTGATGAAATGCATATTGTTGTTGTTGACAAATTAGGTTATTTTACAGGCACAGCAGGTACAGTTTTAGAAACTTATGGTTTTGTTTCAGCTGCATCAGATGCAACAATTAACGGTGTATCAAATTACTACAAACAAGTTATTTTCAATAATTCAAAATATGTTTATGTAATGGATCCAGTAGATTATGCAACAACAAGTACTACATGGGGCACAACAGCGGCTGGTAAAACTTTTGGTAATCCTGTCACAATTCAAGTAGTTACTTTGGCGGGTGGTGTTACTACAGCACCAACAGATGGTAATTTACAATCTGCATATGATTTATTTGTTAACAAAGAAGCTGTTGACATTTCATTAGTTCTGACTGGTGGCCACAGTGTTACAGTTCAACAATATGTAATCGACAACGTTGCCATCTCTAGAGCAGACTGTGTGGCTTTTGTTTCTCCAAGATACGTAGACGTTGTTAATCAAGGTGGAAGTGAATCCACCAACATCACAAACTGGTTATCTTCATTGTCAAGATCATCTTCATATGTTGTTGCAGATTCTGGATGGAAATATCAACTAGACAAATACAACAACGTGTATCGTTGGATACCATTGAATGCTGATATTGCAGGTCTATGTGTCAACACAGATACAGTAAGAGATCCATGGTTCTCACCAGCAGGTTTAAACCGTGGTGCAATTAAGAACTGTGTTAAACTGGCATGGAATCCAACCAAAACATTCCGTGATGCATTGTACAAACAAGGTGTAAATCCAGTTGTATCGATGCCAGGTCAAGGCACAGTGTTGTTTGGTGATAAAACATTATTGGCAAAACCATCTGCATTTGACAGAATCAATGTCCGTAGATTGTTTATTGTCTTGGAAAAAGCAATTGCACAAGCCGCAAAATTTTCATTGTTTGAATTGAACGATGAGTTTACCCGTGCTCAGTTTGTTGCTTTAGTAGTTCCGTTCTTGCGTGACATTCAAGGTCGCCGTGGTATTACTGATTTCAAAGTTGTTTGTGATTCAACAAACAATACAGCACAAGTAATTGACAGCAATCAATTTGTTGGTGATATCTACATCAAACCTGCTCGTTCAATTAACTACATTCAGTTGAACTTTGTTGCTGTTGGAACTGGTGTTGACTTCACTACAGTTGTTGGCGCAGCCTAATAAATAAAACGACAATAGGAGAATACAATGGCATTCAACGTAGCAGAATTTAGAGCGAATATGATTGGTGACGGAGCCCGTCCTAATCTGTTCTCAGTCTCTTTAGTTTTTCCAACACTAGCCGTAAACGGCGCACTAGCTGGTCAGAAAGTTAATTTCATGGCCAAAGCAGCACAACTACCAGGTTCAACAATTGGTACTGTACCAGTTTTTTACTTTGGTCGTGAAATGAAGTTTCCTGGTAACAGAACTTTTGCCGACTGGACATTGACAATCATCAACGATGAAGATTTTGCAATACGAAATTCTTTAGAATCTTGGATGAATGCAATCAACAGCCATGCAACTAATGTCCGTTCTGGTGCTGCAATTGGTTCCACAGGTTACTCTGTAGATGCAAGTGTGACACAATACGGCAAGACAGGAAATGAGCTTAAGAAATACAACTTTGTTGGTATGTTCCCACTAGACTTGGCACCAATTGATTTAGATTGGGGTTCAAATGATGCAATTGAGGAATATACTTGTACGTTTGCTTACCAATTCTGGGAAACAAATACAACAACTTGATATATGAGGAGGGCCTTGCGCCCTCCATGTTTTTTTGATTTTATAATTACACACAAAATATGGCAAATACAAACAAGTTCTCACTGTTCGGTTTTACAATTTCTCGTCAACAAGATGAGGATGATAAAGTCGTTCAACAATCTTTTGCACCTCCAACTTCGGATGATGGTGCATTAACTATTACATCTGCCGCTTACTACGGTACATATGTTGACTTAGACGGTACAGCAAAGAATGAGGTAGAACTCATTTCTCGTTATCGTGAAATGGCAATGCAACCAGAAATTGAATCTGCGATAGATGACATAGTTAATGAAGCTATTGTACAAGATGATGATGGTAAAATTACTCAAATAGTTTTAGATGATTTAAAACAACCAGATAAAATTAAGAAGGCCATCAAAGAAGAATTTAGTACCATTCTTCGTTTGTTTAATTATCAAAACATGGCACAAGATATTTTCCGCCGTTATTATGTTGACGGCAGAATGTATTATCACCTTATTATTGATCGTGACAATCCACAAGAAGGTATTAAAGAGTTAAGATATATTGATCCACGTAGATTGCGTAAAGTGCGGGAGATTAAGAAACAAAAAGATGAACGCACAGGCGTGGAGATTATGAACCCTGTAAATGAGTACTACATCTACAATGATAAGGTAGTCTCAGGATCAGCCTCAAACTTTGGACCAGTCGGTACACGCATCACAACAGATTCGATCATCTCGGTGGTTTCTGGCCTTATGGATTCACGTAGAGCAGTTGTGTTGTCATATCTACACAAGGCAATCAAGCCATTGAATCAGTTAAGGATGATTGAAGATGCAACAGTTATCTATCGCATTTCACGTGCTCCTGAACGCCGTATCTTTTATATTGACGTTGGCAATCTTCCTAAGTTAAAAGCGGAACAATACCT